TAATACACTTGCATATGCATCTTCTACCATATCCTCTATTACTTCAAGGATTTTATTAACATCTGCNGTTTCCCTCACATCTCCAAATGTAACTTGCATTTCTGGTCTTAAAGTTGTAAACTTATTGATAAATTCTGTAGCTGCTACATCTTTTAGCAACTTAATATCTTCGTCGGTAATACTTACATCGTCTTTAATTTTGCCAACGCTATCAAGTTTTCCCCCATCCATTGTTGGGTTAGCTGCTGCATTCATCATTTCTTTATAGGCTGAATCATTTATACTTGGGTCAAATTCCGCTGTTGTATCTTCCGCCTTGCTTGCTGCTTCATTTTTACTGTTTGTGTAAAGGTTTGATAATTGTTGAGTAGCCTCCGCCAACTCACTTTTCATCCCGCTTAATTTAGAATCTCTTTCAGCTGCCCTTGCTTCCATCTCACTTTTATAAGCTGATAAATCGGATTCTCTGGATTGTCTTGCTGCTTCTTCTGTAGCTGCTGCTTCTGCTGCAAATGATACATGATTTACGGCATCTATACTAACTCCCGGTATTTTATTTAGAACTCCTATAAATTTATTGATTAAATCAATAGCTCCATTTATCATACTTTGTAATATACTAAGTACATTAACCTTCATAGTACCTAAGAAATTAGCTATTGCAACACCTGCTGATTTCCAAGCTAATACTAATTTATCTACTAAATCCATTATGAAATATATAGAGGTAAAGAAAGCAATCTTTAAAGTCATCAATGCTATTACCATAGCTGCTTTTGCAATTTCCCATGCATTCTGCAATCCTCCAACACTTTGTACCCATTTATAAATAGCTGCCACTACTAATCCTATCAATAGTATTATCCAAGTCAATGGGTTTGTTAATAAGGTTACAAAGAATGCTTGAGCTGCCCCATTTGCTATCCAGGTAGCTATTGCACTGGCTATCATAATTATTTCATAGGCTGCAAATGCCGCTACAATTCCCCATACAATAGGCGCTATTATATCCCAATTGTTTCCAATCCATTCTGAAATCATTAAGACATAATCAAACACTACCCCTAAGAAATCCAATAGGCTAACAATTGCATTTTTAATACCTTCTACCATTGCCAAGAATTGGTCACTTGCTATCATTTCTAATATCTTTTCATGAAGTCCGCCCTCTTCTAGGAATTTCCCAGCAGCGAATGTCTTAATATTGTTTATCCAGTCCGCAAAAGTGTCTGGCATCATTTCAAATTCTTCATCAATTCTTGCTCCTGCTTCTAATAAAGCATTTGTAAAGTCGGCCGCTGATATTTCACCATCTTGTACCATCTGATTTAATTGAGCCCTTGTAACTCCTACACTTTTAGCTACCACATCTGCTAAATAAACTGAGTTGGATGCAACAATTTTCCAGTCTTCCCATCTTAATTGACCTGTGGCCAAAGATTGTTGAAGGTTGTACATTACGGATTGAGCTGCCGCTCCTTTTGTTCCTCCTAAGGTTAAAGCTTTATTCATCAATTCAGACATTCTAACAGCGGCTTGGGTACTCATTCCGTACTCACTCATAGCCGCTTTCATTTGTACAGCTGATTCTAAGGTGTCTTCATAAGCAGAACGGGTATCCATTGCACTTCTGGTTATTAATTGCTGCATATCATAAATACTTTCACCCTCATCAAGCATTGCTCTTAATCTTGATTGTTGGTCTGTCATATCTGAAATTTCGGTCAATTGATTAGCAATAGCTCCAACTACTTTTTTACCTAATTCCAAAGCTTGGTTTGCTGCTACAATACCCGCTTTCCATTTACCAAATCTCGAACCGGCATTATCTACTCTTGGAGGTATTTCATCAAGATTGTTATTAAATTGGTCAAGAGCTTCGGAGGCCGCTTGAACATCCTTTTGTGCTCTACGAAAGGATGTATTACTTACACGGTCAACTCCAGCCATAGCATCCACAGTTGATTGCAAAGATTTAATGATAGTTCTTAATACTGGAGTCATTCTATCTTGCATTGTTACAGTATTACTTACCGTTGCCATTAGCGTCTGTGACCTCTTCTCCTTCTTATTTTTGCATTTTCTTTCTTTTCTTCTGCTATTCTTTCATCAATCATAGCAATTACCAACGCTTTCTCTTTACGAGGAAGGCTAACAAATCGGGACGGTTCCCAATGAAACTTGTGTAACGCATAATACGCATACCAAGTTTCGCCATCGCCTTCCTCCTTTAAGAGTTTTTTGCTTCTTCCACCTCTTCATCCATATCCTTATCAAATCCGGATAATGCGGATATTTCTTGGGCAAGCTCGGAAATTTCACCCGCCAACAAACTTTTGTATAAAAACTGTTCAGGTGTTTGACATCCTGCTTTCTTAATACTTTCTGCATCTCTAAAGTTTGGAACTAAGGTATGATTTAGAACTACTAATTCATTGAAAGTTTTACTATCAAATTCAACTTTCCTTTTCTTTCCAATCTTTGTAGACATCTTTTGATATTCTGCAAATTCTGGACCTGTCATTCCCTTAATCTTGAAAGGAAACTTTGCAAGTCTAGGAGATACAATCACTTCTTCAGTTAAATTATCTACTGGATTTTCTATTAAAAACTGCATTAAATTACTCATCTTATTTTCCCTCCTAATAAACTAATTAAATAACCGGGTTTCCAAAACTATCAAGGATATCGAAATCATCAAAAGTGAAATCAATATCTTCGTCCAAAGTATCCGAATCCGTATCCAATTTAGCTAATATTGTACTATCTATATTACAATTGTACAGCACTACCGTTTGCTTTCCTATGGTAGATGTCGGGTCATCATTAATAATTGTAATATCAAAATAGGTATCTTTCCCAGTCTTCGCATACTTCAGTGCCATTTGTCTGAATAGGGTTGTTACATAATATAATGTCATTGAACCGGCTCCAGACCAGCCTACTCCTTTATGCTGCGTTCCTCTCTTACCAAGAGTTTTCACTTCTACCTTTTCTTTATCAAAAGTTGCTTCTAATGATTTGACAAAGAACATATCTTGAACATTCCCATCAATATTAGCGGTTGCTTTTCCTTCTTGACCACTAATCGTATCACCTGCACGTAAAAACATATTATTTTCCTCCTTTCAATTAACCTACCATGACGGTCATATATAATTTTTCCATTGAGTCAACCGGCTTGTATTGCTAAATCTACAACAACTGCATCAATGGCTTCTCCCGCATATACTTGTATATCTTCTGCACTATCAAAATTTTGTATTGCAGCTATGTTTTGCAACATATTCAAGTATGATATCACATCAGCTTTGAAAATATTCCTTCCATCATCATTGTTATCAACTTTTCCTATATAGCTTCTTTCAAATAGAAGAGCTGTGGAATTGTTAATTTCATCAAGTGTTCTAATAACTCTGTTCTTACTAAACGCATATCCCTTATCTGGAGTGAAAGTGTGTAATGTATTGATATCTTGTTCAATAACAATAACCCCGTCTTGCCTTGTTGACAATACCAACTTACCATTTTTTAGTGCTTCCTCGATTTCTTCGTCCCCATAAGGCGTTACTCCGCTTGGGTAAACAATTGAGGTTGCCCCGTTAATAGCATGGTAGGTATTTGATGTATCAACATCTGAGCCCGCTGTCAAGCCCGCTATATATGCAACAAATGTTTCCGGAGATACCGTTTCAGTTTCAGTTTTATAACCTTGGCTAACGGTAATAATTCCCTCATAATCTGCAGTTGCATTATACAGAACCGCTTGCACCTTTCTTCCTAAATTTTCCCTCATGTTTTCAATAAAAGTTACAATATTAGGGTTGACCGCCGGTACATTTTGAGGTATGCCCATAACATTCCATTTATACGACTTAATCGCATTTAGGTATGTTGCATAAGTCCCCTCATTAACCGTACCATTTGCCCCGGCAGTAAGTGCTGCTCCGGCATTGGCAACAGGTACGCCCGTCCCGCTAAAATCAACCCAAGCATTATCTTCTAAATCTTGCACCTTTTCAACTGTTTGGGTATCTTGCTCCAACCCCCTAAATAAAGTCACAACATCAAAAGTGCTATCCTCATTATCAATTACCGCCAATGAAATCTCATTGCCTACAACTCCCGCATATTTAGCTGTTGCAGTTAGTGGGGCAATTTTTAATTCGGCTTTTGTGCCACCC